AAATGATGCACTAGGCGGTGTATATGGAATTTTAACAACAGAATTTCAACTTCCTTACATAAACACTAAATTGAATATGTTGAAGGAACAGAAATTACTTCCAAACCTACCAAAAGAATTAGTTAAAACTAAAATCATTGTAGGTATGGAAGCGTTAGGTAGAGCATCAGACAGATTAAGATTACTTCAATTTATGTCTGACCTTGCTAACACATTAGGTGCAGAAAGACTTGCACAATACATAAACCTTGATGATGCAATTAAGAAATTTGCAGTAGCAAATGGAATAGACACAGGTGGTCTAATTAAATCTCAAGAACAAATCCAACAAGAAGCCCAAGCACAACAACAGCAACAGTTTGCTAACCAAGCGTTAGCAGACCCAAGAGTAGCAATCGAAGCAGGAAAAAGTTTAGCTAACTCTGGTGCTAGTGTTAATGCGAATGGCGAAATTGAAACTGAGGAATAATAAATATGAGTACAATTAAAAATGAAATATCTATAGAAGAAAAAAATGTTTCTTTAGAAGAACAAGCAAAAGCACAAACTGAAACACAAGCAGTTGTAGCTAATGATGAAACAAGAGTTGAGGTTAGCGAAGCAGACAATACAGCAAAGTCTACTGATGATGTTAGACCTGATTGGTTACCAGAAAAATTTAAAAGTGCTGAAGATTTAGCTAAAGCATATTCAGAACTAGAAAAGAAACAATCTGTTCCTGAAGAACCTAATACACAACAAATGAGAGCCGATGCAGAAGCTAGTCAAGGTATGGAAAAATTCTATACAGAGTTCCAAGACAAAGGTGAATTGTCTGAACAATCTTATGAAGAATTAAGTAAGATGGGTTTAGATAAAAGTTTAGTTGATGGTTACATCGCTGGACAAGAAGCAATCGCAAACACAGAAGTACAACAAATTCATAATGTAGTTGGTGGTGAACAAAATTATTCAAAAGTAATTGAGTATGCAAAAAATAATTTAAGTGAAGCTGAACAAAATGCTTTTAATGATACTTTAGACAATGGAAGTATTGAACAAGTTAAGTTTGCAGTTCAAGCAATAGCGTCAAGAGCAGGTGTTAATGCTGAACAACCACAATCAATGATTAATGGAGATAGTATTGAAACTACTTCAGATACATTTGAAAGTTCTGCACAAGTTATTGATGCAATGAATGACCCAAGATATGCCAAAGACCCTGCATTTAGAAAACTTGTTGAAGAAAAAATAGCGAGAAGTACAGCGATATAATGGCAGAAAGAGATTATAAGTCTGAATATCAGAATTATCATTCTCAACCACTTCAAAAGAAAAACAGAGCAAAACGTAATTTAGCTAGAAGAATAATGAAACGTAAATTAGGTAATTCTATTAATGGTATGGATATTCACCATGTAGATGGAAACCCAAATAACAATAGTTCTTCTAATCTTAAGGTAGTTTCTAAAAGGTTTAATAGGTCAAGAAATGCTTAATTTTATATTACCAGTATTAAAAAATCCTTTAACAAGAATGATTGGTTCTAAAGTTATAGATGGAATTAATCATAAAATGGAGAAGGATAAAATCATTAGAGCCAAAGAAATAGAAGCTGTTAAGACAGTATCAGTAGAACAAGTAAGACAACAAGAACACTCAATTAAAGATGAGATTTTAACTTTACTTATTAGTGCTATTTTTGTTTTTACATTTTTACCTTTTTCACAACCTTATATGACTAAAGGTTTTGAAATTCTTAAATCAGCACCTACAGAATTTTGGTGGGCAGTTCTAATTGTATTCTCAGGAAGTTTTGGAATGTCTACTCTTAAAAACATAAAGGGGAAAAAATAATGTCATTAGTTAAAAATATTCAAAGAAGACGTAAGCTAGGTATATCTAGAAGTAAAAAGAAAAGTACTATTTCTAAAAAGGCTTACAAAGATATGAAAAATAATTGGAAAAAGTAAGTGGCCAAGAAGAAGAACAATCTTCTTAATACAGACACCCACGAAACAAGAGCAAAATATAAAAAGACCAGTATCGGAAGACGACCTAGTACTGCGATGATGAATAAGAAGAAAACTTTTAAAAAATATGTCGGTCAAGGAAAATAAACCTTTAAACAAAATTATTAGAGATAATACAGGTAATAAAAAATTTAAAGTTTATGTAAAAGATAAATCTACAGGTAATATAAAAACTGTAAGATTTGGCGACCCTAATTTAAGCATTAAGCGAGACCAAAAGAAAAACAGAGATAGTTTTATGGCTCGTATGCAACCCACACTTAACAAAGTAAAAGGACAGAAAAATTTAAGTCCTGTTTATTGGGCAATTAGGAGTTGGAGACTTGGTACGAAAATCTCTTAAATGTAAACTTTGTCATCACGATTGTCATTGTCAGATGCCTTTACACGCAGATGAATATGGTACTTGCACTTGTGATGAATGTAAATGTGAACCTAAGAAAATTTCTGAAAAAGATTTTTGGAATATAATGTCTAATAGAAAAAACAAATAGTACCATCTCTCATAAGAGAGGTGCTAACCAAATTCAAAAAAGATTGCCAGTTACGACTGATAACCTTCTGACTATGAAAAGTAGTTTGTTAATAAAACCAAACCAACATATTTAAGGAGAAAATTAATATGTCAAATGCAACAATATCAAGCATTGGTCAGGTAAACTCAGCAGGTGATGCCAACGCATTATTTCTCAAGGTCTTCAGTAATGAGGTGCTTACTCAATTTATAAGAGAGAACCAAATGTTACAAATGTCGACTGTGAGAACTTTAGGTCAAGGAGCTAAGTCTTCTGCCTTTCCTGTTACAGGTTTTGTGAACGCTTCGTATCACACAGCAGGTAATGAGATAACTGGTCAAGCTATCAAACACAACGAAAAAGTAATCACATTAGATGATATGTTATTAGCTGACGTATTCGTAGCTGAAGTTGAAGAACTTAAATCAGCTTACGATGTACGTGCAGAATATTCACGTCAGATGGGGTCGGCTCTTGCAAACAAGGTTGATAAACACCTTCTTTCTTTAGCTATCCTAGCTTCTAGAGTGACTACACCTAATGTTACTGGTGGTAATGTAGGTACTGAAATTACAGACGCAGACGCTAACACTAACGCTACATCATTAATCGACAGCGTATTTGAAGCAATTCAAAAACTTGACGAAAATAATGTACCTAGCGATGGTAGAGTTTGTATCGTAAGACCAGACCAATACTACCAATTAGCTAACGTAGATAAACTTGTAAACAGAGACTTCTCTAGAGATAATGGTGACTTCGGTAGAGGTACAGTATTATCAATAGGTGGTGTGCCGATTGTAAAATCAAACACAGCACAAGAAGTATTTGCTACAGACTTATCTGCTTCAATTAGTGGTACTAACAACACATACAATGGAGACTTCTCTAATACGTATGCTGTTGTAATGCACAATAGTGCGATAGGTACAATTAAGAGAAAAGATTTAGTTATGGAGTCAACTTATGATGCGAGAAGAATCGGAACGTTGATGACAGCGAGAATGTTGATGGGTTCTAATATCCTTAGACCTGAGTCAGCAATTTCAATCAAAACTGCATAATAACTAACAAATCATAGGCGGAGAGTTAACACAGACAATCTCCGCCTGTGTTTAAAATAATATGACAACACAAACACGAACTTCAGAACTTGAAGCTGTAAATACAATTCTTTCTACAATAGGTGAAAGTCCTTTGAATACATTAAGTGGTTCATTGCCTGTAGATGGAACAATAGCTAAAAATGTTTTATCTGAAGTAAGTAGAGAAGTGCAATCACAAGGTTGGCATTTTAATACACATTATAAAGTCACTTTAACTAGAGACACAGATAACAAAATTCCACTAGCAACTAACATCGTTAGAGTAGAAGTAGACCCAAGAAGATATTCTAAAGTTAGTTATGATATAGTTCAAAGAAACAATTTTTTATATAATCTTGCAAAGAATGAAGAAACTTTTGATACAAACTTTCAAGATGCTACAGCAGTATATCTATTACCTTTTGATGAAATACCAGAACAAGCTAAAAGATATATTACAATAAGAAGTGCAAGAATATTTCACGATAGAACTTTAGGTGCTAATACAATTCATAAATTTTCACAAGAAGACGAAGCAAAAGCATTAAGTATTTTAAAACAAGCAGAAAGTCATACTGGTGATTATTCTATATTTGATACACCAGAACAGGCTTATACAATTATTAGAGGTCATTAATGGCTTTAGTAAGTCGTACCATTCCTAATTTAGTACAAGGGGTCTCACAACAACCTGAAGTATTAAGATTAAATTCACAAGCAGGTGAACAAATAAATGGTTTTTCTTCTGTTGTAGAAGGATTGAAAAAAAGACCACCAACTGAATATGTAGCAAAACTTTCAGGTAGTTCTTTAGGTAATGCTTTTATTCATACAATTAACAGGGATTTGAATGAACGATACATTGTGGTTGTTAGTAATGGCAGTATTGCTGTGTATGATATTGATGGAGTTTCTAAAACAGTTGTAAATCAAACTAATGCAACAAATTATTTAAGCAGTAGTAACCCAAAGTCTGACTTTGTGTGTATGACTGTTGCTGATTATACTTTTATAGTTAACAAAAACACTACTACAGCAATGGGAAGTGCCACTTCTTCTGCTAAAGTAGAACAAGCTGTTTACTCAGTATTACAAGGAGTAAATAGCACTAAATATTCAATTACTATTGATGGCACGACTTATTCATTTACGTCATCAAATACGAATAGTGAAGATATAAGAAATGGCCTGAAGTCAGCTATAGGCTCACCTTCAGGTATAACAGTTTCAAATATTGGAAACTCTAGTTTTTCAATAGTTAAATCTTCAGGAACACTTACAGTCACAGCTTCCGATGGTTATGGTAATGATGCTTCACAGGTAGTTAAAGATAAAGTTCAAAACTTTTCTGATTTACCTGTACCTGCAATTAATAATCAAATTGTCCAAGTTACTGGTGATGCTGATAGTGGATTTGATGATTATTATGTTAAATTTATTGAAGCAGATAATTTATGGCAAGAAACAGTAGCACCAAATACTAAAACAAGTTTTGATGAAACTACAATGCCACACATTTTAATAAGAACTGCTGATGGAAATTTTAGATTTACTCAAGTAGATGGAAGTACATATACAATATCAGGAACAGATTATGATGTACCTGCATGGGGAGATAGAATTTGTGGAGATATAGATAGTGTACCTGACCCAACTTTTATAGGAAGAAAACTAAATGATATTTTCTTTCATAGAAACAGATTAGGTTTTCTAGCAGATGAAAATGTTATTATGTCTAGAAGTGGAGAGTTCTATGAGTTCTTTCCTGAAACAATTACACAAGTATTAGATACATCTCCAATAGATGTAGCTTCAACTCACACAAAAGTTTCTATACTTCGTCATGCAATTTCTTTTGATGAAGAATTACTTTTATTTTCAGACCAAACACAATTTGTATTAAGTGGTGGTGCAACATTAACTGCGGAGAATATATCAATCAATGTCACAACAGAATTTGAAACAGACAAAACAATTAAACCAGTTGGTGCAGGAAGTAACGTCTACTTCGGCTTCAATAAAGGAAGTTTCACAGGTATTAGGGAACTTTTCATTGCGTCTGACACAGATACAAAACAAGCTGACGATATTACAGCGAATGTGCCTAAGTATATTCCTGCTAACGTCTTTAAACTTTCTAGTGCTACTAATGAAAATATTATCGTAGCTTTAAGTTCAGACGAAGATAATGCTCTTTATGTATATCAATATTATGTAAGTCAAAATAGAAGACTACAAAGTGCTTGGAGTAAATATACTTTTGGAACAGCTTCTACAGACAGTATTTTAAATATAGACTTTATTGAAAATGAATTGTTTATAATAAATGAAAGAAGTGATGGTGTTTATTTAGAAAAAATGAATGTATCACCTGCATTAACTGATACTGGTGAAACTTACTTAACTCATTTAGATAGAAAATTAGATAACACAGAAATTACTGAAAGTTATAACGCAGGAACTAACCAGACTACAATTACACTTCCATACCAAATAAAAAATACTATGAAAGTAGTAGGTCGAAGTGGTGCTAGTAATAAAGCAGGTCAAGAGATAGCAACTGTATCTCAAACTGTAGGTGGAACTGATATTGTTATTTCTGGTGATATTACAGCACAGAATTACTTTATAGGTGAACAGTATGAATTTAAGTTTCAGTTTTCACAGCAATTTATACAAGTAGCAGATACACAAGGTTCTAGAATTTCAGTAAAAGAAGGTCGATTACAGATAAGAAATTGGAATGTTTCTTTCAATGATACTGGTTATTTTACTACAGAAGTTAGTCCAGTAGGTAGAGATACATCTACTACGACTTACACAGGAACTATTACAGGAACAGGACTACTAGGAACAGTAAACCTTGAAGATGGAGATTACACTTTTGCAGTTCAATCAGAAAATGACAAACTTACAGTAGTCATTAAGAACGATAGTCATTTACCATCAAATTTTATCAACGCAAGTTGGCAAGGTTATTATGTTACCGCTTCATCAAGAGTTTAATGGAATTAGAAAAACTATATTTGAAGATATAGATTTTTTAGCACCAAGATTAAGATTTGAAGATAAAAGAGAAATTTTAGATAGTACAGGCCTTAATCCTTATCAAGCATTATCAGAATGTTTTAAGTGTTCTGAAATATCATTAACCATTGTAGATACTAAAAATATTCCTGTAGGAATGTTTGGTGTTTCTGAAGATGGTGCTATTTGGTTATTAGCTACGCCAGATATAAAAAGAATACGCTTCTCTTTTTTAAGAGAGAGTAGAAAAGTAGTTAATCTTTTAAACCACAAATATAAAATACTTTGGAACTTCGTAGATTGTAGAAATGAATTACATTTACGTTGGTTAAAGTGGTGTGGTTTCAAATTTTTAAGAAAAATCAATTATGGAGTTAATCAAAAACCTTTTTATGAGTTTATAAAATTATGTGTGTACCACCACAAGTCGCACTCGTAGCTTTAAGTGCAGGGTCTTCCTTTTTACAATACCAACAACAGAAGAAAGCTCAAAAAGATGCACAAGCACAACAGATACGACAAAATGAAATTGCAAAGAAAAATGCACTTCAAAGATATGCTTCTGAACAATTAAAAATTAGACAAGTTGCAAAGCAATCTTCTCAAAAAGGATTTGAAGCTACATTAAGAGCAAGAAAAGCTAGAGCAGAGTTTGTGACTACAGCAGGTAGTTCAGGTATTGCTCTTTCAGGTTCTACTAATGCTTTACTTGCAGATTTTTATAGAACTGAAAGTAATTATAAAGCATCACTAGCAAGAAATTTAGATATTAATGTTTCACAGTTTGAAAGAAACTTAGAAGCTATTCAGTTTGGACAAGAAGCACAATCAACTTATGTTCAACCACCTAATCCTGCAATGTTATTTGCGTCAGCAGTAGGGAATGTAGCTAACACATATTATGGCATTGAGATGCAAAAACAAAATATGGGTTTGATGACT